ACTACACTTGCACTTGCTTGAGCTGTTGCAGTGCCTAACTCGGCAGATGCTTGAATTCCTGTTAGTGTAACTAAGGCTGTCCCTGAAATTACGGGGGTACCTATCTGACCTGTAGCACTAACACCCGTTGCATTGAATATAATACTTACCTGAATTGCAACAGTACCGACTTGTCCTGTAGCTTGAACCCCAGCGATTGCAACTTGCGCATCTGCTTGTATAACCGCCGTACCTAACTGCCCAGTACCAGATACCCCAGTGACTAGTACAATAACCGGAGAACTACCCCCAATCGTAGAAAACGGTGCAGTTGAAAATGGCTGAAACCCAAACATTAATTATCCTAAAAGACTTGCTACATCTGGATTTTGCTCTAAAAAGTTCTTGAGTTTTTCTATAGGGTCAACCACAACTTCCACTTGTGCTGCTTCATAAGCATCGATTTCTTCTTGAGTAAAAGGAATGATTGTTACTTCGCCTGTAACTGCATCAGTAATAACGTGGGTATAATCCATTACTTAACTCCATAAACTAAAATTGAACCCGCATCAAAGTTACCACCAGTAAGAGAAAATTCAATAGATGTTGAAGCAGTAGTTAAAGCTAACCTACCTGCTCTACTTACTGATGTACTATACGAGCCTACGGCTGAACTTGTATTTCCAGAAAAAGCTATTGTTGAAAAAACTCCATCAACTAAAGATATATTTGAATTACCCCAAATAGAGTTTCCAGCGTTACCTGAAGTGTTTGTTACCTGAGTTGTAGATACTCTAATAGCTACATCTCCATTAGCACTTACATTATTATAGACAATATTAATGCTCTTATAATCAGTAAGAGTTAATCCACTTAATGTTTGTGTAGTACCACTTGTTGTTGTAAGTGTTCCTAGTAAAGTCATACTTTCGTTGGCTATCCATGTAGGAGGTGCATCGCCGTTAGATTTTAATATTTGCCCAGAAGTACCATAAGCGGTTCCAGATGAGCCAAACGAGATACCACCAGCAGCAGTAATGCGTAAGCGCTCTGTAAGTGTTGTGCCGCCTGTTGGTGCTGTAGAAAATGTTAAGATAGAACTAATATCAGTGTCAGACGTATATGTGCCAACTACCCCAGTTATAGCGGCTATAGTTCTAGTATTAGTGCCACCATACGCATTGAAGTTAATTGCCCCCATACTATCGCCTGAAGCTACGGCTGTTGGAGATGCAAAGCTACCTCTGTATTTAAAGAATCCGTTAGCTGGTCCAGCACTATCAGTAGAGTACCTACTTGCTCTAAAGTTAGCACCGAAACCATCACCGATAGTAGCTACAACTGCGGAAGCTGTATTGTCATAAACCGTTATTTTTGATGTTGGTGTTAATGTACCCACCCCCACGTTACCATTAGCATCAACTACAAAAGGTGTTGAATCAGGGTTTGTAGTGTCTTCTACTAATATTGCATTACCTGTACCAAGCTGAGTAATACGAAGTGCAGCATTGGTATTATCTGTAACAGAAATAATCTGGTTAGCGTTAGCTGTCCAAGTACCATATGTAGTGACGTTAGTAGTAGCCCCACTTACAGCAGAACCAATAGTAATATTAGTAGTAGAACCAGATACACCACTACCACCTAAAGTGATGGTTTTTGTTAGTCCTGATTGAGTTGCACCTGTACCAAAACTATATGTTGAAGTACCAACGGCTTGGCCTACAGAAACGGTGCTTCCTGTAAATGTGTTTGTGCCTGTCCAAGTATTGCTACTAGATAGGACTGGGATTGTTCCGTCAGCATTAATTAATGTGTATGTTCTAGTTGTAGCTGTAGTAAGGCCAGATAATTGAAACTGCGCTTGTTTAGTCGTATCCAAGTTATCTTGGATTGTGAACCCAGCATCAGTTACCGTAATCGGTACTCCAGTCAACACACCACTTGCATCTAACTCTACAGCTCTATCAGCAGGGTAAGTACAAAACACATCCTTAGTACCCGCAGAGAAGTTAACTAGCGAACCAGAATTTGACGATGCATACACGGTGTTCCGGGCTAATGTACCCGCACCTACAGTTCCTAGTCCAACTTCCCATTCAGATGTTCCGCTATTAGCAATAGCATAGTAAGTAGTGTTAGTATTACCAATAGCACTTGAGAACGTTTGAAACCCTGTATCCGCTCCGTTAAGCGTGACGGTACCTGTACCTGTAGTTGTACTTGTTTCTTTAACCCGGTCTTTTACTACTAATGGCATACTAACCCCTTATGCTTACGCAATTCTAATGATAGCTGTTGTGTTTGTTGATGCTGGGAAGCTAATTGTGAAGTTACCATTTGTACTTGTCTTATCACCACCGAAGTCTAAAACAGCAACTGCTGTATCATCAGTAGAATTGTAAATCAAAGCACCGGCAGCTGTAATTGTAGCAGCTGTCCAAGTCACATCATCAAAGTCAATAAACGCTGTTGTACCTGAGCCACCGTCTGTAGGGATTTGAGATACGACTAATGTTTTACCACCTGTTGTATACCCACCACCGTTAGCTACTTCACCAGATGTTGAGCCTGAATATGTAGTAGTAGCTGCATTTAGTGTAGCTGCACTTGTAAACAACGCGATCTTATAGACCTTTGATGTACCTGTATTGAAATTTTGTGCTCCGCTTAAAAGCTGAACTTTAAAACTTGTGCACATTGCTTGCGAAATTGCCATTTTTTATCTCCTAAAATTAAACCACTGGGACACGAACTTGTCCGTTTCTATATGAATCACGTCTATTCTTACCATCGCCCAACTGTTTAAGTAGGAACATAGCTTCATCGTACCTAGATTTGTACGTAGCCAATACGTCAGCTTCGCCTTTCATGTACGTATACGCTTCCAATAATGCACCATACAAAAGGGCAGAATCAAAATTGTCACCAAGCCAAGTAGTACCAGCAATGACGATAGAAGTAGGGTAGTAATAGTAATGGAGCTCCATGCTGTATGCAGCATCGGGTGTCGGTCCCAAAATGAACGTGTTTTGGTCGAATAACGCATAGTAAATAGGCAATCCAGTATCAGTGCTTTTACGATATGACTCACGAATAAAGTTCACATCTTTATCTAATAGGTATGTGTAGTTACCGCTTGCATCAATAACAGCGAGAGAAAACGTAGCCAACCAGTCAGAAGGAGCCGCCAAGTAATTGTTATTCGCTGTGACGTTACCCGTAACGTTTTTTCGCAGGGCAGGTAGCTGAACACTATTATAGATGCGTTGTTCTGCTTGTTCTATAAACGTGTTTATGTCTTCTACCTGAAACTGATTCTCGGTATAGCTTTCAATCTCAGCAACTAGTTGGGCATAGTTCATTTAATTACCTTACGCCATAGGGCCACGTGATGTAAAACCTTTTGTAGCTGCACCTTTACCGCGTTGTGCTACGCCTGATGATTTAACATCATTTGCATTAGGGTTCCCCATGCTTACACGAGGAGTTCCAGTACGCTTGTTCATATCACCTGCTTTAAGCGTATTTGGATCAGTATCTAAACCAATGTTAGGTGTAGGTACGTTTTGTGGTTGTTTATATTCAGCCATGATTTATCCTTTTTGATTCATTGCACGAGCCATGTTACGGCCCATTTTCTTCATATCAATAGACTTAACTGATTTAGCTTTGTTGCCTTTTGAAACACCACCATCTACAGGCAGTTTAGCGCCATCGATACCTAGTTGTTTGCCTTTAGTCTTGCCTTGTTTGTTAATGCCTTGTGCGCCTGATTTGAAAGCCATGTTATTTCTCCTAAGTTGTTGTTACGGTCACAGTCCCCACTTGGGATACTGCTTCTAAATAGTTCTGTTCTAGATTAAATGGGTCATTCAAACCTACTGGAGCCCATCCCCATTGTATTATACGACTACCGCCATCACCGCCGGGACCTGACTGAAAGTAACCTAAATCAGGACGAGGGTTTTGTATTGCTTGTGGGTCGTTTACTGGGTACATTCCCAACTGCAATTGAGGCTGATCTTGTTCCCAACACTCTTGACACACAAGAATATTAACATTTTTAGTCTTAATAACCAATTGTTTCAGCTGTTTAAGTTTATATCTAAACCCGCAACGATCACACTGGGCGATTGCAAACTTACCGCTTGAGAATTTACTTGCCATTATCTAAACCCTAAAAGAACTGCTGTCTAGGAGCTAATCTTAGTGAAGCCTTTTCTCTATCTTCATCTGCCGCAATCTGGAACTCTTGTTCGTAAATCGCTTTAAGCATCTCAATTCTAGGTGCCGCTTCAGGAATCTTTAAGCTCAAATGGTAAGCTAACCCTGCAACCATACATGGTAAGAATCTAAATGGAATATCAGGGGTATGTGTACCGCCTTCACCAGCATCTTGAATTCTACGTAAACGGTAATACACCAATGTATAGAAGTCATCTTGATCAGGACAAGGCCATACATTAACCTGCGGATATTTCACCCCAGTAACCGGATAGGTTGCACCTGATTGGCGATTAATCCAGATTTGAATAGGACGGCCTTGAGCATTCTTATTAGGAATTGTAATGTATGTAGACTCGCTGATACGCGTGATATTGATGTCTGTTTGGTTTTGACCTGTACCTGTGCGCACAACCTGATCTAATAAGTCGATGGTATCTACTGGTAAGTCGTAAACGATTTGTCCTTGAACTAGAGGAATACTACCTTCTTCAATAGTCCATAAGTTAATACCACGATTAGCCCACTCAATAGTAAGCAGGTTTAATGAACGTCTTGCAGTTTTTAAATCATATCCGGTACGCAGCTCAGAACCACAACGCTCAAACGCCTCTTCTACAAGGTTATTGAGGTCTAGATTAAATGAGGATGAACCTGATGTTGTCGTTGTTAAAGCCATTATTTAACTTTCCTGTAAGGTTTAACCTTGCTTTTAATTTTGGCTGGTTGTGCTACGAACTGTTTACCAGCTGCTTTTCCAGCACGTTTTGCTTTTGTAGTAGCCGCGTATTCTGCGGGAGATAGTGCTTTAATTGCCTTTTCTGGCAAGTACCGTTCGCCAGTTTCAGATGACTTCTTGCCTGATTTAGTGCGCCATTTCTGATCACCCCAAGCTTTTAAAGACTTCTGACTCTTAGCTAATGCACTCATTTATACCCACCACCTGCAGCTTTATATTTCTTTGCAACTAGCTGACTTTTTCTCGCGGACCATTGTCCAGCGCCCGTACCGTGTGTCGCTGCGGCTTTAACCTGAGATACAATACGTTTGCGTAGTTCAGGCTTTGTGTAATTACCCGCAGAGTTAACGTTACCACCTTCAGCATATGCATCTTTTTTAGCTTGTCGTGTTACACGCTTTTTATTAAAGTTAATTGTTTCAGAAGGGCCAAGTAATCTTACATCTCCACCCTTTTTGTACTCTTTAACAAACTGAGGTTTGTCTTTACGTAGGATAGTCTTACCTTTTGATCCCGGCATTTTATCCTTGGCTATACAACCCATCCCACGTGAAGCTCTCATAATTAAGCCATTGTCTTTCCGCGAACACAGCAACCATCAGCACGTTTAGATGCTTTAGATTTAACTGAACCGCCTTTTTTAAACGTGGGACCAGTTACTTCAGCCCCTCTTATTTTACCTGCAGTAGTGCCTTCAACATACGCATCGGATAGTTCTGATAAATCTTCTTTAGGTATATCGTAAGCGTCAGCTTTTTGTTTAAGTTTTTTATTTGCTTTTTTATCTTCTCGACCCATATTTGGGCCTACATTCATTTCTTGGCCTTTTTTTTGCTTACCTATCTGGTTAAGTCTTTCATCAGTAAACCCCATTATACGTTGACGGGCTAGTGAATCTCCGTTGTATTTGGTTTTAGCCATGATTAGCACATCTTTCCACGTGTTTTACCGCGTACTTCAATACCACCACCTTTAGCCATGCATTTAACTTTACCACCTTTTTTGTAGCCCTCGTTCTTGAGAGCACTGTCATACATAGATTTCATCTTGTCGAACTCTTGTGGGTTTTTAGCACGAGCATTTTTAAGCTGTACTTTTTCTTTCTCTTCACGAGAGAGCTTTGCGTAGTCAGTGTCTTTAGTAGTCTTCATCTGCGCAGTTTTAGTTACAGTGCCACCGTCAGCATACTTCATGACTTTACCGCCACATTTAAGTTTAGTAAGATCAGATTTTTTGCCGCCGTGTAATTGTTTCTCGTGCATGCCAACAGCTTTTTTAGCCATAGCTTTATCTTGTTTGATGTCTTTTTTCATTATTTAGACTCCTTCTTTTCTTTTTTAGCAGGGGCTACTGGAGCTGCAGGTTTGTTACCACGTCCATTTTCATTAACTATCATATTATTTTCCTAACCAATTTTGTATAAAGTAAGTAACTGCTGATCCTAAAACGCCACCAGCACCGCCTAACATCATTAATACTTTCCAACCGCCCTTAGCTTCTGCAAGCGTATTGTTAATGTTGTTAAGAGTTTTTTTAATGTCGTCCATATCGGCGACCAACTTATCCATATCAGCTTGTAGATGTTTAATCTCAGTTTCATGGACGGCAAGTTCTCGTTCTATGCTCATTTAACATTTCCACCTTTTTAGTGAGGCAGCTTTCCTTGTAGGACGGCCTTTTTCATCTTTCATAGGACCGGGCATACCTGACATCCGAGCACAAAAAGACTTACGACGACCAGCGTCCGCTTTAGTTTTTGGATTTGGGGCTGGTGCCTTTAAGTTTGATCCAGTTGCTTTGTTGTACTTAGCACGGCCCTTTGCTGTGAGACCTGCACCTTTAGATACAGGGAGCTTCTCACCTCGACCTACTGCTAATGTTGGGTTCTTCTTAGCCATTATGTATTACCAGCATCTGCGCTATCTTTAACTAAATAACCTTCAGCCGCAATACTTACTGCATAGGTATTAGCACTTGTCTTAGCTTGTAACTGAATATCAGTTTTTTCAGGGAAAGGACGTGGCATTACCCGTTGGGCATTGTAGTTATTAACAAATGGAGCTTGTTGAGTTAACGTAATAACACCTGATGGTGATGTCTGTACGTTTCTATATTGAACCCAATCTGCGGACGATCCATTTGCTGAAGTATACGCATCGATACGACTAAGGTAGAAAGTATGCCCAGCTGGAACTGTGTAAATGGACATTTGACTACGCCCAATACTAGGATTGATTTGAGCATATGTAGCTGAACCTGCTGCATTTTTAAGTGTAATTGTACCCGTTGGAATTCCAGAACTTACTGACATCCCATTAATTCTTAGGTATGACTTAACAGTATCTACAGCAGTTGTACCTGTCAAAGCTAGTGTTTCGCTAATTGGGTTATAGTTTGCGTCTAAGCCTTGGATTAAAATGGTTGTCCCACTTAAATCTTGCCCTGTATTTACTGAACTTGCTAACTTCATAGTAACCGCTGAAGCTGGGTACGTATACGCACCTGCAACCTCCCATACTGGAATATTTGTAGTAGTTACTGATATTTGAAAACCGTAGATGTTTACAGTGCTGTGACCATAAATCTGACCACGTGCGACCTGTAAATCAAATGGTTCATAGGTACCTCTTTGGGTAACTGATGATAACTTGCCTTTATTAGCCATAATTAATCTCCTATATATTTAGTAAGGGCTGTCATGTGGGCGATTGACATTTAAGGCTTCTTATTAGGAAGCCACCCTCAGATTAATTAAGCAGTCAAGTTATTAGCTTGAACGTAGCGAACTGTGATTACACCAGCGCCTGTACCTGTGTTTGTTGATGTAACAGCAATCTTAACGTCTGTTGAACCTACATCAATGAAAGCACCTGTGCGAGTAGCATCTGTACCCGGAGTAACTGATAATACACCAATAGCAGCGCCATCAACTGCACCTGCAGCTGTAAATGCTGTAGCTAAAGCTGTTGTACCTACGCCGAATGTTGTAGCTACGCCTGACCATACTGCGGTAACGTATACGTTAATTTCTACGATTTGGCTGTTTGCTGGAATTACGATTGTTGTTGCGCTTGAAGCTTGGGTGATTGCTTGAGATTGAGCCATTACAACCTGACCAACGTTAGCAATGTTTGTGCCTACTGTTGTACCTGTTGTGTTGCGAATAGTACCTGCGCGTAATGGACCTGAGAATGTGGTATTAGCCATTTTAATTTTCCTTATGTTATAGCATGTTATACCGCTCAGTCTCTATAACGTCTGCTAGGGCAGTCTGAGGCAGTAAAATTGTTTCCTAGATAGATGATTTATACTATGATATTGCAACTATGTCAAACAATTAATTACCCATATGCCCCATTCTGATCAAGAACTTAGACGTATAAAGAACCGAGAATATTCTAGGCGGTACTATGCGAAGAATAAAAAGAAAGTACAGGAAGCTACTAACCAGAGTAGACGCCTTGGACGAGAAGCTTTTAGGGCCTTTAAAGCAAGACTTTCATGTATTTACTGTGGCGAGAATCATCCTGCAGCTTTAGACTTTCATCATCATACCCCTCACCCTGACAATATAAAAATAAGTAAGCTATTAGCGGATGGTAGATTTTCTTTTGCTATTGAAGAGATTATGAATAAGTGTGTAGTGTTGTGTAGTAATTGCCATAGAAAGCATCACTACGAAGAGAGGCAGAAGAAGAAATAACCCCTCAGCGTTTGTCTCTATATTAGCAGTCCATTGACGAGAGGGGCCGTTCGGTCGGGAAACCCCCAACCCAGTACTAACTATACTATTACTTATTCATTACGTACATAGTAACTTCAAAGCCAAAACGCATTTCTGTAGCTGCTGGTTTAGTCCACATGTCGATATTCCTTTAAAATTTATACACGTTATTGTGTATGTGTATACATTCTGCTCTTTTTTAAACATATCGCAATACGGATAATCATTATTTATATTTAAAACTCCACCCTACGTAAGGCCCCCGTAATAACGCATTGCCTGATTTTAAAGCCCGATTGATCGTTGGTGGTTTTATATCCATAGCTTCTCTCAATGCAGTAATACTGTAATACACATACTTTTCACCGTTAGGTGCAATAGCAACGACTATTTTGCTTACTTTTTGGCTATGCTCTGGACGTTTTTTACCGTGCCAATAGTTACCCTCTCCCTGCAATTTCTGGCTTATTTTAAGTCGTGTCTCTGTTGTTACGATGTGTCCTTTTAAAGAGCTACTTATTTTTTGTTTTGCTTCATCCTTATGTTTTCTGCCTTTCCAGCTTTGCGCTTTAAGTTCAGCTGGCGTTCTCTTTCTACCCCAAGTAGGGCTTTTTTCTCCAGACCATCCAAGCGTGGGTGCAGTAGCATCAGTCCCTAAGTTATAACAATAGTCTTTTCCTACATGCTCTTTAAGCCAAATATTTTCTGCGGCTAGTAGTGCATCTTTGTCAGTAACTTCTTCAACAATAGCAAATATAAATGCGGTTTCTCCGTACTTAATCCAAGCCGCCTGTAAATACTTATTGTTATGTTTGTTGTTACGTAACTCAGAAAAATGTCGTGTTTTACGCCGACTAAAATTAACGGCACTCCCCACATAAAACTTGTTGTTTTTTATGTTAATAATTTTATAGATCCCCATTGCCATTTTTAGCTCCTTAGTTACTAGTGATGAAGCCCATTATAAACTATAGTAACAAATAACACAACATATAAAATAAAAGGGGCCGAAGCCCCTTTCTTAAACCCTTGCTATTACTAGCTTAGGCGCCAGCTGAACCGTACATTCCGAGAGGGTCACTCCAACCAAACGAGTAGCGCTCACGTGCTTTGTAACGTACATTGCCCGTATCGAAATCACCGTCCATTGAAGTATTCAATGCAGTACGCACGAAATGCTTCATACCGTTAGGCACGTCTGTTGTCAAGAACCAAGCATTGTTGTCGGTCAAGAAGTGGTTAATTGCGTAACCTTCTGGAATTGAACCGTTGTTTTTCAATGCGTTGACATCATTGTCAGCAGTACCAACACGTAATTCAGTTTCCAACAAGCGAGTAGCAACGAATTGCAATGCTGGTGGAACGATCAATTTACGTGGTTTAGCAGCGATCAATAGGCCACGTTCGTCAGTCCAAGCTGCGATTTGAATAACTGCATTTTCCAATGAAGTTTCGTTCAAGTCTGCTGGAGTTGTCGGAATGTTGCTGTTTGTGCCGCCAGTAACAAGTGGGTGAGATGCACTGAATAGTGGCACACCGTCGCCGCCGTTGTATGAACCACCAGCATTGAAGCCGTTGTTTAATACGTTAGCTGCTTTAACTTGTTTTGTGTACGCCATAGCACGAGCTAATGCTTTAGTGTAGCGAGCAGATAAAGTGTCATACAAGTTATCTTCTACTGCTTCTTCAGTCAAGCTGAAGCCTAAAGCGATAGTTTCGTGTGTGTAGCGAGCTGTCCAAGCTTCTTGAGCATTGTCATAAGCGATGGCATTGCCTTCGTTTTTAACAGGTGCTGCTGAGAAGCCAGACAATTTTGTTTCTTCTTCGAAGGAACGTTCTGAGGTCTCTGTTTCGTAGATCTCTTGATGTTCTTCGCCATAACGTTTGTACTCTAGACCAAACAGAGCGTTTAAGCCCGGTAATAGTTCTTTAAGTAACTGTGCGCGTGAAATAGCCATTATCTATTCTCCTTAGTCAGCTACGCCGGTACCATTGTAATACGTATGGATACCAAAGTTAAATTTAACGATACAATCAGTGTATGCATCACCAACAGTAGAGAACGGACCGTTTACAAAGTCTACTAAACGCAATGCGATAGTATTAGTTGTAGCACGGGTAGCAACGTCTAGTGAGATTTTAGAATCACCAGTAGTTGTTGAACCTGCTGTTTGGTTAACACCAAAGTTTGAGCCTAGCATTGTTTGAGTCACAGCATCATCTGCTTGGATTTGGAACAATGTGTCAGGATCGTCACATACATATGCCACCGCATCTGAAGCTACAGTACCGGTAGGCCAGTATTGTGAGTTCAAGAAGTATTTCAATGATGGGCTTGTGTATGCACAACCTAAGAACACACCAACTGTACCAGCTGGAAATGGATCTGCGTTTGTACCTACGTTTGTTACTTTTACGATAGTACCATCAACACCGATTGCAACAACGTCACCAAAGAAGATGTTAGCAGCATAACCACTAGCAATCTTGATTTGACGTGTAGAGCCAGCGAATTGCTGACCACCAATCAGGTTAATAGGACGTAAACCGTATGGGGCTGCTGTTGTAGCCATATTAGTTCTCCTAAAAATTATTTACTTTTGCCAAACGATGTCGTTGAGCGCTTTTCTTTAAATAAAGGCATACGTGCATCGTTTTCTTTCATGAAGCTGTTGTCTACCGCTTCAGTCTGAGACTGAGTCTGATTATTGTAATAAGCAGTGCGTTGTTCAACAAACTCCTCTGGGGTCTTACATAACATTAAGCCGCCAACCTCCACTGCATCAGGGATGCGGGTGTTTTCGCTAATGTATAGCTTTAGTTCAGGATGTTCCGACAATTTGACGGGTTCCCAACCTTCTCGCATTTTTGAAGATACGTTAGTGGCATCTGCTTGACCTACCATGCTTGTACGAATCCAGCGGTACGCCCAGCCCGGCACTTTAGTAATCTCAGGAAGCAGTGCTGCCGGAGCCCATTGTGCTTGACGTTGGAACGTCTCACGAGTTTGTAAATCTCGGTTTTGTCTAGTATCAGTCATTATCTTTTCTCCAATTTAAGTGTCTCACGTGCATATTGTTCCGGTGTTAATCCAAGTTTCTTAGCCAAAGCTAAAGCAGAAGTGGATAGGTGTACTTTTTTAGGCGCGGTACTACGCGAAGCCGGAGCTACAACATTCGACGGTTTTTTGCGTTGGGCGGGTGCTTCCTCGTCCAGCGAATCATCCCCAAAGTATTCTGGGAATCGTTTGCGCATCGTTTGATCGATGGTTTTGTAATATTCATCTGAGGTGGCATCGACGCCTGATCTAACTAGTTTTTCATGCAGTCCCAAAGCTAAACTAGTCATTTCCTCATCTGATCCAAACCAACTGTTCTTATCTTGCCAAGCAAGAGCTTTACGGTCAGGTTTTGGTACTTGGGGCCGTTCAGGTTGTATATATACATCATCCTGTGTGTCTTGTAAAGCACTTTCAAACTGAGGACGATAATTCTGTGTCTGCGTTAACTTATATTGAGCTTCATTCATACGTTGTTGAGCTTCAATTAACTTATCAGTATCACCTGAATCATAAGCTTCACGGTATTCGCGTTTAGCTAGGTTCATTTCGTGTTCTGCAGCTTGTTTAGCCACTGCAATATACGATTGTTCGCCTGAAGTTAAGCTACCTTTTAGACGTTTGTTTTCTTGGAGAATTGCTTGAGCAGCACGTACAGCTTCTTCTCGTTCACGGTCGGCGGCTTCTTTAGCACGGCGTTCATCATGCCATACCTTTTTAAGCTGGGCCATACGCTCTTTAACACGTTCAGAATAGTCGGATAGTTCGTCTTTCTCTAACTCGTCTACTATTTCTTTAGGTAAAGGTTTACGATCACGGTCTTGTGGAGGCGTGTCATCAACAACGTCAATTTCAACATCGGTGCCTTCGCCAGTTTCTATTTCAATCTTAACGTCATCCTTACCGACAACATGTACTTCTTTATCATCGTTATCCGGAAATTCAAACTCTTCTTGATCTAATGCCATGATTTACTTCTCCTATGCGCGTGTATAACCACGAGGATCTTCTACTACACCCTCGACGGTATCGTCGTTAATAATGCGGAATTCTCTTCCGTGAATTTTAAAGCGTGTACCTGCATACGCACGGGTAAGGACAAAATCACCTTCTTTACACCATGGGCCTGTAGGAAACTTAGCTTCTTCTTTATAGCAAAGATCGCCCATTTTTAGGACAAACAATACTACGGTGCCATTCTCTTCAATACGTTTTGTTTCAGCTGCTTTAGCTAACTTGAGTCCGCTTTCTAACTCGTGTTCGTCTGCTGCATCTGGAACGGCACATAAGATTCGATAGCCTTTTGGTTCTGGTAACTGAGCCGCTTTTTCAGCGTCGCCAAATTCACGGGCATCTGCTACCATCTCCGATAGGTCTAGTGCTTGACCTAGGTTTAAACTACTCATCGTAATTCTCCATATTTTTTGCGAGGTCTGAGATTAAAGACTGCGCGGTAAGTAGACCTCGAACCATACCGACAGATTGTTTGTAGTCGTCAAAAGTCTTAGCTGCACCATCACCGAGACTTTCAAGTATTGCTTTGCGCCGCTCTTCTATTTGTGACATTAAAAGCTCTAGCGTTTGTTCCATGTTTATTCCTCGTTAGGTTGATTAGATTGCTGGCTCATATTAGCCTGTTGCATTTCTTTTGTTGCTTTGATCTGAGAAGATTGAACTTCACGGTTGCGTTCATCGCTTACCGCTTTCATACCTAGCTTAGCTCCTTCAGTTAACTGCTTAGCATCAAGGTTGTTTTTGTCTTGAACAGATTTAGCACCGATCTGAGCTCCAGCAATACGTTCTTGTGATTCAATACGCATCTTTTCAAGTTCTAGTCGAGCCTGATCATTTTGCGCATCAGCCATCATCTTCTGAGCTTTTGCTTGTACTTCTTGAGCTTTCAACTGTAGTTCTTGTTGTTGCATTTGAACTAGAGGATCTTGAGCTTGTTGTTGAGCTTGTTCTTGTTGAGCTTCTTGTTGGTTCTTAGCAAGTAACTGTTTAGCAGCGATTGCAACCATCTTAGAAATATCAACTTCAACTGATTTAGATAACTCATCTTCAGGGTTAGGTAATGAAACACCCAACTGTTCTTCAATCTGTTGACGATACGCAAACGCTACGTGCTCATTAATGTGGGCCATAGCTGCGGCTTGAATTGCTTGAGCTTGTGGGTTCTGACCAATTAACGCTGCCATCTTAGGATCTTGTAATGCGGCAGTATGCACAGCGATGTGAGCTTCGTGGTCTTGGTAAATAAATGCTTTTACTGGAGAGCCATTAAGTATCGCCATGTTTTCTGTAACAGGATCTTTTGGTTTATCTACATCGATAGCAGGGATTAACTTACCAATATTCTTAACGCCCAATACTTCCAACATCTGTTTGTTAAGTTCTGGTAGGTCATAAATCTGTGGGTTTTGTTGAGCCATCTGCATTACTGCTTGGTACTGTACAACCTTCTGAGACATCGTTGCAGCGTTAGGATCAGATACAGGGATAACCTCCACCATATCATAATCACCTTGTTTTGCTGCGCGGTCGCCTTCTTCTGGGTCGTAGCTATACTCGTCTGGCGTATAGTCACGGATAATACCTGACAACAATTTAAACTCTTGACGCATCGCGTAGTGAATACGTGCCTGAACTGCTGACATCACTTTTAATGTACGTTCAAGGATTGCTAGGGTTGTACCTACTGGGCTGTTTGCAGACATATCAGAAACTTGCAAGTCTGCAGCGTTCGCAAATGCTTTACCGTCGTTAACAATCTGATTCATCAATGACTGTAGAACTTGGCTTGGCTCTTTGTATGGTAACGGTAAGATGTTGTCACGGATTGTACCACTTGGCACGTCTACATCACGGAATTCAGCTGGAGCAATCGGTGTGTCATCGCCTTTAATACGTAAACCACGAGATTTAAAGCCACCCGGTAGGTTAGATAGTGTACCTGCATCAACTAATTGACGTAATAACATCGTACCTGACTTAGCAGCTGCACCGATCAAGTGAATTAGACCAAATGCATAGAAGCCAAAGCCCGGAATGTATGGATAATGTACAAAGTGCTGACGTTTTTGTTTAGTTTCGTCTTCAGGGTCCCAGTTTCTACGTACAGCTAACACTTCTCCAGTGCCACGCTCAATAGTTACTACATATGGAAGCGCAATACCCGTTAAATTGCCATCTTCGTCCTCATCTTCAAAGCCTTCGAGGTTTAAATCAACGTGCATCTCTAATAATTTGTAGCGATCATCGGTTGTTGCGTTGAATCCCATCTTTTCAGCGATCTTTTTCTCGATCTCTTCAATAGAATGGCTCGGTTCGCCTAGTTCAATGTCTCTATAGAAGCCAGCAACCATAAGTTTGCGCACTTCGTTCTCTGTTTTACGCATAATGTGCGTTACACGCGGCGCTGTTTGAAGGCTTGAGGCACCATAAGGCACAACAATATCTTCAGCAGGTACGTAGATTGCCACTTGACGACGCAAAGATGGGTCAAAATACACTTTTTTAAACGCGTTTCCGCTTAAACCTAGACCCCACAGCATGCGTTCATGTTCTGGTCGATACTCTGGCATTGCTTCTGTAAGCTGATAGTTCATATCCTCTTTAACACGTTCAGCAGCTTTCTCTTTTTCTGGAGTAACCTTACCAATAATCTGTGTTTTTACAGGACCTGCAGCTGGGAATGTCTCCATCATGGTTTCAGCTTGGAACTTAACCAATGCTTCTGCTAACAATGGGTGGTAAACAGAACACGCGCCGGGCCATGGTTCAGTACGATCTTCTACTTTCATACCCAATAGCTCAATACCATCTGCGTATGTGTCAATCCATTCTTTCCGTGACGATTCATCCATATCGTAGTCACCGATCAACTCACTAGATAGTTCTGATAAAACACCTTCAGATAAGTATTCTGCTAAGTTTGCATCGAACTCATCTTCTGTCTCAGCGCCCGGTTCTAACTCAATCGTCATCCCACCAGCTGTAATCTCTACGCTTTCAGGGTCTTCAATCTCAATCTCTAAAGCGGGTTCACCTTGAAGCTCAGCTAATTCCTCTAAGCCTTGTGGTGCAGCGTATACGCTCTTGTCCATATTTGTAGCCATATTTTTTCCTTATTTATAACGCGTATAGCGCTTTTCCTCTTGATCGTCTAAATTCTATGGGGTCATCTTCGTAGTCTGTATCTAACTGGAGGAACCCACCTTTACGGAACCGCAACATAGCTTGAGTCATAGAGTCAACCAAGTCATCATGATCGCCCGCTGGGAACGACGCAACTTCATCAACTAATTCTTCAGCCCAACTTGTTTCTGGTACCCATACCCTGCCTGATGCAAATATATCAGATACTGCGTTTAATCGGGCAATTTTATCATTTCCTTTAGACGGAACAAAGTCTTGCACGGGAATACCCATCGCTCTAAGTTCTGAAATTAGCGGAGCGCCTGACGCTTTAGCCTCGACGATTAGTGTGTCCGGTTCCCATTCTTTGTACATCTGCATAGCCGTAGCTTTTAACTCAGGGAACTCCATCCGTTCTTTGAGCACGTCTAGTAAGATAATGTTAGCTTGAGGTCTACCTACATCGTCGTCCTTATAGAAAATACCCCAAGTAGTACACGCGTTAAAGTCAGAGCGTTGTGTTTTTAAAAACGCCGTATCCCAAGACTGAATAACAAACTCACAGCTAGGCGGGGAGTCAAACTCCCACAATTTCCACCACTCTCGTTTAATGATTGCAGATTCTTCGGACGTCGGTTGTTGTTGGTACTGTGCCATCCACTTAGAGTTTGGTAACTCTAGCTTCAATGCTTCTAATTCAGGTTTAGACCAAAACTCAGGCCATAACGGACGACCGCTAGGTAATAGCGCAGGAAACTCAATTACTTCCCAACCCTCGTCGTTACGTTGTGCTGCACTTTTGAGAACCCTACCCGTAAGATCTCTCTTAGACCAACGCGTCATCACGATCACAATAGCTCCACCCGGTTGTAGACGTTGCCGTGGACCTGATGTATACCACTCGTATGTTTTGTCGTAGACCTCTGGGTTAACTTCGGCTAGTGCTGCTTCTTGCTCTGAGTGTGGGTCATCGATGATTAAAATATCCGCACCTTTACCGGTTACGGCACCACCAATACCAATCGCAAAATAGTCACCGCCCTTGTTAGTGTTCCATCGTCCAGCTGCTTTAGAGTCAGTCTGCAAACCTAATTCTGGGAACACTGCTTTATAAGCTTCTGAGTCAACTAAGTTACGTACCTTACGACCAAAGCCAACTGCAAGCTCCGCGGTATGTGAAGTCTGAATTACTTTCTTTTGCGGATACTTACCTAAAAACCAAGCAGGTAGTAGGTAAGACGCGAACTCTGACTTAGTGTGACGAGGAGGCATATTAATAATAAGGCGTTTAACTTCCCCCCTAGCCACTCGTTCAAATGCTGCTGCCATTTTCTCATGATGTGCTCCATGAATAAACCCGGGCCACACATGATGCACGAAGTCCATGAAGTTATTATGACATCTTTCAACGTTTGATGATTTCTCGTATGCCTCAATTAGCTTAGCCATTTCTTCCTGTTCATGCTCAGGCATCAAAGGCATTGTTGCTCTAATACGTTTGGCTAGTTCTGGGGTCATTCTAACTAAATCTCGTTTTCAAGATCAGTGATACTAAATTCTTTAGGTACTACCAACTCAGCATCTTGCACATCTCTTAGCTCGGCATCTAGTCGTTGGGTCTTAACCACGCTGTCCGGAATCATATCGATGGTGTTTTCGTATTTAGATAGTCGCTCCATGATGGCAGCTTCGATTTCTTTTGTTGGTTTAACCGAGTGCGTCACTTCTACTTTTTGCGCAAATAATCCGACGTCACCGATCTTACCTAATAGTTCTAGGGCTTTTATCTTAATTTTTGGATCTGGATTTGCGGATTCTGCAAGAAGCTGATTAGTTACATAGTGCTTTAAGCGAACTGCACTGTTTACGAGGGACCGATCATACTCAGACAACATAGTGTCCAAATGCAATAGAGTTCCGGGGGTTTGCTGGGTTGGCACTACAGTTTGTGTTTGAAAAGCTTCTCTAGCTTTCTTGATGTCGTCTTCAGTCTGTTCGACGATTAGGCCGGCTTTTTGCAATTCTTTGATTGTGTTTACTGCAAACCTAGCGCGGTCGACGAAATCTCTTACCTCTTCTGTAGTGGTGTCGAATGGTAAAGGTATATTTGCTTCTGGGGTTATTACTAACGCCATGTATGTTTTGTCCTTGTGCGTTTACTGAAAAACGTTTTTGCAAGGGGATTCCCCTTGACTTAACAAAGTCTACCCTATATTTTTTGATTTGTCCAGTTATCTACAAGCATTCTAAGCTCTTCTATCGTAGCATCTCCTTTTAGCGTGTTTGCCCTAAATGAAAGAATTTGTACATTCCCCTCTACATACCCTTTGTTAGGATCTATTTTATCTAGTGATGCGTAATTATTTGGAACATTACCTCCTGTATAGTTGTACGTTAGTTCTATCCCTAATAAAGGGCAGTGTGTTCTGTACAGCGCTAAATACATTTCATCCGTTAAGTTTTTTCTAAGTGTTCTATTTTTCCCATGTTTAGATCTGTGTACCCAATAATCAAATTCAGTCTTTGGTTTTTGTTTAATCTTTTTTGGAACGGGTAAACCTCCTATAAGTAAAGGTTGTTTTTTAGGTCTTCCCTTTTTAACAGGACCTCGCTGTGCTAGTTTTGCATGCCGTCTTTGAGTTTCGTTTTTCTCTTTACACGCAATGCATTCGTAGTTACGTACATACCGTTCAGTTTTGTTACATATAGAACACGGATTTCCTTCGTACCGTTTATGCCCTGCTTGGATTGCTTCTGCTCTATTCATAATACCCCCTATATTTATTAACGTTAGCTAAGTGTACTTTATTATTTTTATAATTACAAGGGGGGAAAGTTTAAAATTTTGCAAAAAATTATTTTGTGGTTTTGATTATTTTTGGTACCGGGGGTATTGCTAATTTAGCAGTTTATAAAACTTGGGGGAAAATGGATTGTTTGTGCAGATCATAGTGTAGAGGAGATGGGCGGAGTCCCTCTTGGTAGTTTGGGGGGTCGGGGTAGGGTGGGGTAGAGAGAGGGGGCTTTTCAAACCTTGATGTAGCAAGGCTTAACCGTATAATAGGAACTGTTGAGAGACGAACCGAACTCAACACACTTTATAAACCACGGTTTACAATTTAATCTTAGGAGTTTTAAAAATGAGTACATTATCTAACAGCACTACATCTATCACTACAGTAAATAAAGCCGTACAAGATGCTATCCGTACAGAGACAACAAGCCTTAACAAGTGGGTAGAAGCGGGTAAGATTGTCAGAGCGTTTTATGTTAGCCCTGAAGCGTTCCGAGAAGCTAAAAAGCAATTTCAAGCCGAAGCCATCATACCCGCCCTTGATAAAAAGTATCAGGCTTGGTTGAAAATCAATGTAAAAGATACTGACCCGAAAAGCCCTGAAGGTATCCAAGCCCGCGAAAATTCTGCGACGGCTCGAGGAATGGTAACGGCTTACTTTAGCAAAGTGGAAAAACACGCTTTTCCCGAACTAGCCGAAGCCAAAAAAGCCGAACCTGTTACCCGAGAACCTAGCCTTGCATTTATTGAGGATTTTATAAAGGTAGCCAAAAAAGGTCAGAAGTTAGAGAGCGCTCCGTTCAATCTCGTTAAGGTCATGGGATATATGAACCTAGCACTTAAAGAGATGAACGTAGTAGCCGAAGCAGACGAAGCCGACGAAATGTAAACGACGGTTTACAAAACAGACTAACCCGACCTAACCCGTCGGGTTTTTTATCGCCTTGCGATTGATACCAGTCCCCTATAAAGATGTCTATGCTGATGTCTATGCCTTTGCGTATGGAGTTGTTTTGGTGTGTTTGTAAAATTAGGTATCTGGAGCAAAACTGTTGGGACGCTAAGGCTAGGTTTAAGATAAAGACCGTTTATCCTGCAAGTGTCGAAGTCTGTGCCAAGATTTGTTCCGTGTCTGTTCCGAGGTGTTTCTTTAAATTCAAGGACTTAGAGAAATCCTGTTCCGCTTGTTCCATCGCACGGAACAAAGGACAAACTATTAGCAGTGCGGGCTGTGGGGGAGTTATTGACCTTTGTTCCAATAAATACAATATTAATAGTAACCCCCCCTTTTTTTGTTAGTAACCACTAACACAATTTTGCTACTTTTTGCCCTTGACCGTTTATCGCGCAGTGCACCATAGTAACTTGTCGATTTTTGGAACAAAGGTCAATTTCGTCCACCAGACCCGCATAGTAGAGAGATTGTCCTTTGTTCCCGAACATGGAACAAGCGGAACAGAGCTGTAGTAGTTTTATAAAATCTTACGAAAGCCTAAGTGTATGAAAACAAACAACATTGTAGTATGCGTCGAATTTTCTAAAAGTTTGTGCCGTAATTTGTGCCGAAAACCAAGCTCAACGGAACAGACCGAAAATCCCCGATAAAAGGACAATGCGAACAATTCGCATCTAGGTAGTATGCGTCGAATTATAAACCGTAGTTTACAAAACCAGTGAAAGGAACAAAAAATGGCAAAGAGGCAAATGCGAAATGAGGAAAGGTTACGTTGGTTAATTCAGTTCGGTTCAGATTGGGTAGGGTATCAAGATGTTTTAGTTGGTACGTGGGCTAACCAAATAGATTTAGTAAAAGCCCGATATGAGGGAGATTTACTTTCCAATGAGAGTGAAAGACCTTGGGCATTAAAGCTATCCGACGAAGCCCTAAGAAAACTAGGGAGGAAAGAATAATGGCATTGAAAAAGCGAGACCGAGAGGAAGCTACATCGCAGGTGAGAAAGGAAATGACCAACGACCAAATCTTGAGGTGGTTAATTGAGTTTGGGTCTGATTGGGTACATCAAGATATACTACTTGGTACGTGGGCTGATAGAGACCTTACATGGATAGCACAAAGACGATTTGGGTTATTGGAGATTGTCGAAAAAAACCTAAGTGATGAGTGGTGGTTGGTGCGACTATCCCAAAAAGCCTTAGACCGACTAAAAGATAATGCCGAGGGTGAGATTTAAAAAGCTTGACATTGTAGTGTTTTTGTGGTATACTGTAGTTGTAGTTGTAGTTGTAGTTGGATAGGGAAAGTTAAGGGTATGTGGTGTATGTGAATTGTAAACCACGGTTTATAAAAGCTAAGTAATGAAAGGATACCAAAACATGTTTCACTGTGTTGAGTGTGGTGATGACGTTGAGCAACGACGTGCTGAGTTAGGTTACAAGTTATGTTTGTTTTGTGGTGAGGAAGCATCAAAGGTAGAGAGAAAGTCGTGGTGTGTTGCGCCTATGCATAAGAGCAATTATATGCTTTTCACACGGGTGCAGGACTTAACTGGTATCAACAACAAGGGAGGCATAGTGAAATGAGTATGACAGAGTTTAGAAGTATGAGCGCAAAGTGTTTAGATGTGAGTAGTGATAATAATGTGGTGTTGCATGAAGTCAAGTACGAGGTTAAAGATAGTGGTGTGTGGGTGGTTAAGACTAAACAAGTTATGGCAACAGACCCAGTTGATGCGATTAACTATGTAAAGAGGGGGGAGGCATAGTGAAATGAAGGAGGTTAAAAATGGACGTATATAAAGACAGGTCGATGACCCCCGACAAAGCACTACGTTGGCTGATTGAGTTTGGGACTGATTGGGTAAACATTAACGGGCTTTTTAATACGTGGGCTGACAATGAAATTGAGCGGAGAAAAGCGTGGGCTGACGGGTATTTAATATCAGCCCACGCTACCGACGGGATACGAAAAAAGTACAAGCTATCTGACAAGGCACTAAAACTTATTGAGGAGAGTAAAAATGTTTAAGGGTGAACCGATTGATTGGGACAAAGTAGTAGGGTGGGGCTGTGTAGCTATATGGCTATGTTGCATGGTGTTGGTAGCGATGGGTATTTTATAAACCACGGTTTACAAAAGGAGATTGATATGAGCGGTGCGATGGAGTTGCTGATGGACTTAATCGGCTTGGGTGTTTTGTTTGTTATTTTATTTTGGTTAAGTGGAGCGTGGAAATGAGTGTAGACGAGTATATTGTGTGTGTCATGATTACTGCGTTAATTATCATAGTAACTGAGTTCGCATTGTTGATGATGTTGGCTTTGTATAAAGCAATTAAGGAGCGTGGAAATGATTGAATTTGTTATTTGGGGTATTGTTGTTTCATGTTTTCTATGTGCCTTGTGGCTTGCTAATCATGCGTGGAAAAATGATTGTAAAGGTTGGGCTGGGATATTCGTTGCTTACATTGTGTGGGTAGTGGGCATGATGGCTTGGAGATTATTTTGATCAAAATTATTGGGTGGACTATCGTATTAGCATTATTTAGCACTGTATGTATCATTATTGATGCGTATTGGTTCGGTCTATTTTTTGGGCTTATGTTTTTATGGGCAGTAACATCTTAGGAGATTGAGATGATTAAGTTTATTGGGTGGGCTATCGTTGCTTTGTGGACGGTCATGCTTGTAACTGAATTGATTACGGAGTTTTTATAAACCACGGTTTACAAAAGGAGATTGATATGAGTGCAGAATACGAAGTAGTAGTTAAGTTGAAGTCAGACTTTCCACGTGATGTAAACGAGGACGGGGATATGATTTGGTGGAACGGAGAAAGTATATCCGACGAGATGCAGTCATGGCTTGAGGACTTAGGCTTTGATGTGCAGGTGAATGTAAGGGAGGTGTGAGATGGGATACAGAAGCAAAGTTAAAGCGTGTGTGTACGGAGCTGTCGAGAAGGTAGATTTGTACGTAGTCAAACATAAGATGCAGTATGGCAATAAGAATGTGTTTGAACAATTTAAAACAGCAGGGGAGGATAACGGGGTATATGTCAAAGGGATTAGCTTCAAAGAAAAAGAAGCGTTTACATATGTAAATAGTGAAGGCAAAACAGTCGAGGGTAGACCGAAGTACAAAATCGTTGACCTTGATGGTTCAGATTGGAAATGGTACGACGACTTTGAGGACGTCAAGATGTGGCATAAGTTTATGGAGGAGGCAGAGGAGTTCGGGTTGATGTGGGAGTTTGTTAGAGTGGGTGAGTCTAGCGACGACATTGAAGAAAAGAATGGAGGGGAAGAAGTTGAATACTTTTTATATCCAGTAACCGACATAGCGTGTGAGTATTAGGGACTGGTATCGTGGGTGGCAAAGACTGGGAGGACGAGGTTTTAAAATGGCAGCTGTTATTCGGTAATGAGTGGGTAAGGCGCGTTGACTTAGATGACAAAGGAGTTTATGGAGGGAAAATTCCTGTAGGACTGTACGAACGAGAGGCGTGGAAAGAAAGGTACAGACTTAAACCTCTCGAAGAACGAGAAGTAATTATAGCGGCATGGGAACGACAAAACACAATCAAAGAAAGGATACAAAATGAGCAAAGCGGAAAAAGCAAGACGAGGTAGACTTTATATCAAGTGGGTACGTGCATACATAGAGTGCTTACAATTTGATCGACCAGTGAGTATGCTTGGGGATAGATAATGTAAACCACGGTTTACAAAAAGGAGCAGAATGTAAACCATGGTTTACAAAAAGGAGGCTAGATGCACAATGCTGAAGCAGAAAGGATAAGGGATTTAGTTTTATTGTGGCACATGGTATTTGGTAGGGATTGGGTAAGTGGGAGTAGAGCAGACATAGATAAAATGCTGTGGGATAAACTAAAAACAATGGTGGACACTCTCGGAGAACACAAATATCTAGAGTTCAAAGCAGAGGAAGGACGAAAGTCGCATGCAAGACTTAACAACAAAGCATTAAAACATATAGGAGCGCAACAACATGACACAAAAGATTAAAGTATTAGCTGAATATACAACAAGCGTTACATTCGATGCCGACGGCACGGAAACTTTAGAACAACTGGAGGATACTGCATGGGGAATATTTGAACAGATAGAACATAGTGAACTTGATTGGGACGTAGTGGTGAGTAGATATGACCCGAGCAAGGCTCACTAAACAAAAACCAAAAATGTAAACCACGGTTTACAAGTAGAGAAGTAACACACAAACATATTTACAGGAGATTTAAAAATGAGCTTTTTATTTAATGATAATGGTAAGGGTTTAGATTTATACAATAAGGTCAAAGCGCACTATGAGGACGTGAAGCCGATTAGAGGTAAACGTGCGAGCGAGAATATCAGACCGATGGGTGAGCGACCTAGAACATGGGAACGAGTAGTAGAGGACGTGCGAGTAGTAAACGGTAAAGATGAAACATGGTACGGCTATCGCCTGTACGACACTGACGTGGTGATGGTATCACCAACTGGCATCATAGAATTTAAGACGGACGGGTGGAACTCACCTTCAACAGCGCAGTTTATTAACTATGTTGGGTATAGCTACATGGACAGAGTTTTCGGGGGTAGGAAATACAAGAACAAGATTTGGGTATGTGGTATGGAGTCGTATCCAATAACAGGCAAAACCGCTTTTAATGTGGGCGGTGCTTGGAATGAACACTACGAAGGTATGAATACAGTAAAGCCCGTTGAAACAATCGTAGAGAAAGTACCTGTAATCGATCGAAAGAAAATGAAAGTGGCAATGACACCGTACATGCCGATGGTGAACTACTTAAATGCTATGCTAAAGCTAACAGGTGGACTACTTAGTTTTGACCTGCGAAATAGTATGAAAGAACGAGTCGGTGATAATAGCTGGAGATATTCGTTTATATACAAGTTTAGCAATGGCAAAGAGATGGAGGAGATGTATTACTACCGAGATACCTTTAGTGAGAACGAAATTACAGGGGTGCTAGATATTGCTGAGAATGGCACTGAGGAAGATTGGTTGAAACTGTTATTCGTTATATACAAAGGGTTCTCATTCACACATACATCAGTGGGCTTCCATGAGATACAAATAAATGTTTCTAGTGGTTCACATATAAACAAGATAGACCACGT